TTGCATCATCGTTTGCATCATCGTTTGCATCATCGTTTGCATCATCGTTTGCATCATCGTTTGCATCACTTGCATCGTCACTTGCATCACTTGCATTATCGTTTACATCGTCACTTGCATCACTTGCATCACTTGCATCATCACTATCATCGTCACTTTCATTATCTATATTATTTAATAATTTAATCCAATTATTTTTATTATTATATTGATAATTTGTATTTTCAATTAAATAAATTAATTTAATATTTACATTTGGAATATCTAAAATTATATCATTAATATTTTCAATAAATTTTTTAATTACCATATTTACATTTTCAAAATCTTTTATATCATTTAATACATTTATAATATTTTTATTTGTTACTTTTTCTGATATGAATATATCAACTGTTGTATAAATAATCTCATATTTATCTGTTTTATTTAATTTTATATACGTATCAGTAAAATTTTTAATATTTTTTTTTTTTAACATATCTAATAATATTTTCTTTAAATTTTCATTATTATTTGTTTCATTTTTTATGTTATGACTATCATTTATAATTTCTTTTAACATTTTTACTGTATCATTCATAAAAAATATATATCTTTTTTTAAGTTCTTTATTTTCAGTAATATTTTTAATTATATTTATATATTCATTAAATAAATCTTTATATTTTTCAAAATTATATTTTTTATTAAAATTATTATCATAAATAAGTTTTATTAAATTATATAATGATTCATATTCAATATCTTCCATTTCAGAAAAATTATTTAAATGCAATAAATTTATAATAATAATATTAATAATATCTATATTTATAAAATTTTCTAAAAACATTTCACCAATTAATTCAATTAACATAAGTATTTTTTTTTTATTTATAAATATTTCTTCATCATTTAAATTTTTAAATGATACGTCAATTGAATTATATAATTTTTGAATATTATTTAAAAAATATTTTTTAAAATTTAATTTATTAAAAACATCATTTTTTGTATTTAATTCTGATGAAAATGGACCAACCATTTTTCCGTTTTCATTTATTAATGCCCAATAATATTTTTCGTCATTCTTAATTATATTTACAAAATTATAATGAATTTCTTTATTTGTCCAAATTTTATAGCATAGATTAATGTAAAGTTTTCTATATTTAGTATCAAAAAGACATTTATTTAATATTTCATTTGAAATAATTTCAAATAAATTTTTATTATTAATTTTATTTAATTCTTCGATAAATTCCACACTTATTTTTTTATATGTATCATTACTTATTTTATTTAAATAAGTTTTTGTTAAAATTGATATTTTATTATTTTCTTCAATCGGATTTTCATAAACCCACATATTTTTTTGTTCATCTTTATCTCTATTAAGTTTTAAATATTTATAATTTTTAAAATTATTTGGTATTTTTTTAAATTTTGTAGTTTGACTAAATATAGGTTTTTTTAAATCTTCATGTTCAATTTCTTTATAATATTTAATAAAATCAAAAAATATATTATTAGAATCGTTTTCATGAAAATTTAAAAGATATTCTTCTGAATTAAATGAATTTATATCATTTTTATAAGAAGAATATGACGGTTGCATTTATATATGTTTTTATAATAAATCTTTAAATTAATTTATTATAAAATAAAAAAATTGATTTTTTTTAATTTAAAAAAAAAATAATATTAATATTATAAATACTTAAATATGAATAATGAACCTAATAATCAAGATTATAATAATGTTACCTATGTAGAAAATAGAGAAAAAAATATTAATCAACCTACAGATTCAACAATATTTTATGAAATAAATAATAAAGATGATTTAAATAATATATATTTTAATAATTTATTGGTTAAAAAAATTGTTGTAAAATCTAAATATTTAAATGAAAAAATAGATGACTATATTTTTACATATTTAAAAGAAAAAGTTGAAGGAGTATGTATTGACGAAGGATATATTAAACCTGATAGTGTTAAAATAATTAAAAAAAGTATTGGAATGTTATTAGGTAGTAGATTTACAGGAGATATTACATATGATGTTTATTATTCTGCAATAATATGTAATCCATTAATTGGAAATATAATTTTATGTAAAGTTAAATTTATAAATAAATTAGGTATACTTGCTAATAATGGACCATTGTCAATAATTATTGGAAGACAAATGCATACAAATGAAGATTTTAATAATATAAATATTAATGATATTATTAAAGTTGAAGTTATTACAAAAAAATTCTCATTAAATGATAAAGAAATACGTGTTATTGCTAAAATATGGAATGAAAAATCAAGCAATAAAAAAAATATTAAAAAAGAAGAATTAATATCAAGTGATTTATCTCCAATTTTATTAGAAGATGATGAATTAGCTGATATTGTTGAAAATGAAGATGATACAATTAATAGTAAGGAAAAAGAAGTTGAAGATGAATATAGTTTAGAGGAAGATGATGATTTAATAAATTCAGATGATGAAAATAATATTAAAATGGAAAATCCAGATGAAACAGAATTAAATGTGGATGAAATAGAATTAGATGATAATAAATCTGAAGAAGAAGATGAAGAAGATTATGATGATGATAATATATCTGTTGATTATGAATAACAATGAATCTTTATTTAATTTACAGACTATAAACTCGTATAAACAATAAAAATATTATATATGGTTAGTTATAATATCAATGGAATATAATAATGTAAGTGAAAATATCTTTGAAAAAAATATATTAAAAACTAATAATGATAATTTGATATCAAAAAAAAAGAAGTTAATTGAAATAACAAAAAACTTAACTAAAATTGAATATTTTGAAATATTTAATATTATTACAGAAGAACAATGTCAATATTCTGAAAATAAAAATGGTATATTTATTAATCTTTCAAATGTTACTGAAAAAACAATTGATAGAATATTTGAATTTATTAATTTTGTAAAACATAAGAAAGAAGATTTAATTAAACATGAAGAATATTTAATATATTTTAAAAAAAATATTAATGAAAATATAATTGAAAAAAATAATAATTCTATTAATAATGAAAATAATGATAATACAGTAAAATATACAGATATATCTGATAATGAATATTATGATGATGATGAAAAAAAAAATAGTGATTATTTAATATTTTCAAGTGATGAAGAAAATGATTTAGAAAATAAGATTTCATTAAAAAAAAAGAAAGTAAAATATAGTGGTAAAAAAGCAAAAATGATAAAATCAATAAAAGATAGTAATGATTATAATAAACAAAGAAGTAAACTTAAAAAATCAGATGAATAAAGTGAGGAGTATAGCGATGAATCTACGCTAAAGCTCCGATTCTTTTCTGTACTATATTTTTTTCATATATATTTAAGTTAGTTTTTATTATTAATAAAAAAACTAACTTAAATACTAATTACATAATATATATATAATATAAATATGCTAAGTGTTATACAAATTATTAAATTTTTATCTGAAAACCAAGAACAAATACCTAGTCTACATTATAATAATATAAATAAATTTGAATATTCAGAAAAAAAATACCCTGAACCTGAAGAACTATTATCTAAAGAAAATTCATTAAAACAAAGTTTATATACAGAAAATATAATGAATGTATCTGATGAGATATACTCAAAAGAAAATACAAATATAAAAGAAACACTATGTTTTGAAGAAAATATAAATAATATATCAAAAAAAGAATATAAAACTTTATATAATGTTCTTCCACAGTCTTTTGATATAATATTTAATAAAAGTATAAAAAATTTTTATTACGATAATAAAATAGGTAAAAATAAATCAAATATATTTTCTTTAATAAATTCTATATTATTGATTGTTAATGAAACATTTAATTTAAACATTGATAATGAGAAAGAAAATATTATTAAAGATTTTATTAAAAAAATAGACAGTGAATTATTTGAATTAAATTTGTATACAAAATTTAATTATTCAAAAAATAGAAAATTTAACAAAGTTGATATTCAAACTGTATTAAAAAATGCTTTAAATTTTAAATCATGTGAAAAAATAAAATTATTAAAACAATATTTATCTGATTATTTAGGTATTAATATATATATTTTAAATAAATTTAATAATAATATTGATTTTATAAATTCTGAATATTATTTATGTAAAAAATTCGGAAATGTAACTACAAAATGTCTTCCTAACTTTATTATGATTTATGATAATGAAATTTATAAACCTCTTTTGAAAAATAATAATGAAAATGTTGATTATTCATCTATTATTACATATAATGATAATAAAGATATAATAGATAATTTATGGAAATATTATAATATTGAGATTTCAAATGAAAATACAGAAAAATTTCATGAAGAACAAGTAGAACAAGTAGAACAAGTAGAACAAGTAGAACAAGTAGAACAAGTAGAACAAGTAGAACAAGTAGCACAAGTAGCACAAGTAGCAGATAATAAAATTATTTCTAAATCTTTAACTGAAAGTGTATTAAATAAATTAAAAATAGATGAAATTAAAAAAATATGTTTAGAAAATAATATCGAATTACTTAAAAAGTCAGAAAAAACAGATAAAATGATAAATAAATTAAAAAGTGAGTTAATATTTAATTTATTAAATTTATAAAACTATATAAAAAAAATAATATTATATATAATAATGGAACTAAATAAAAAAATATTTTCAGAATTAATATCATTAGTTGATTCTGCTAAAAAAAATAAAGAATATGAATTGGAAGCTAGAATTAGAAATAATAATATTATGTTAATTGACGAAGAAAGTTATAAAAGAGTTTTTAATAAATTAACATTTTCAAAAGAAAATAATGGGTTTGGATATAAATATGAAATGAAAAACATATTAGATGTTATATTGGATAAAAGTGCGGTTGAAAAAGATATAGAAACTATTCGTATGTCAATTAACGGCGAAGATAATATAAAAAAATATTGGTTAACATCATCTCTTGATAATTTAGAACCAATATTTATTGAAAAAGAAAAAATAGATAAAATAGATGATAATAATTATAATATTCGTTTTTCATTAAATAATGAATTATCACAAAATAATTTATTAACTAAAAATAAAGAGTTATTATCATCTAATAATAGTCAAACTAAGGTATATCGTTTGAAAAATAGATATAGTATCAAAACAGATGATCGATTATTTTTAATAGAAATGTCTCAAGTAAAAATGGGGGTTGGTAATACATTTAAAGTATCAAATACATTAAAAAATAAACCAACTTTTGAAATTGAAATAGAATTTATTGGTAAAGATTTAGATTTTACTAATGAAGAAATTTCTAAAAAACTTGTAACAAATTGTTATAATATTTTAAAAATATTACAAAATAGTAATATTATTATATCAAATAGTTTAATCAATTCTCTTAAACAAAGTTATAAAAAATTAATTAATAATAATAATGATGATTTTATTGCTGCTTCTCCAGTAACAATACATAGAGAAAATTTATTTCGTTCTGATATTATAAAAAATATTTATAATAAATATGCAGTAACATTAAAAGCAGATGGAGAAAGAAACTTTTTATTTGTTTATCAATCTGACGATGAATTAACAAATGGAAAAATATTTATTTTTAATAATAATTTTAAATTTATTGACACTGGTTATGTTGATACAAACTGGGTAAATACATTAATAGAAGGAGAATTTATAACTGAAAATAATGAAATCTATATGTATGATATTTTATTTAGCAAAGGTGAAGATATTAGAAAAAGATATTTAGTTGATGTAGGTAATACAAAATATTCAACTAGATTAGAAACATTAAATGAATTTATTAAATCAAATAGCAGGAAACCATGTAAAGAATATAAAGAAGAAAATTGCATGAAATTAAAAAATAAAAAATATCTGCAATCAATTAGAAATGATGGTACAGATATATTTGATAAAATAAAAGAAATATGGGATACTAGAAAATTTAATTCATTTAATGTTGACGGTATAATTTTAACACCAAAATATGAACCATATAAATATGGTGGAGGATCTTGGTACTCTTTATTTAAATGGAAACCGCCTCAATTAAACACAATTGATTTTTTAATTAAAATTATTAAGGATGACAATAATAAAGAAATAAAATATCCATATATTCAAGAAATAAATAGAATAGATGGTAAACAAGAAACTATTTTAAAACAATATAAAACTATTCAATTATATGTTACCGGTAGTAAATCAATATATATTAATCAAAAACAAATCAGAACAAGAATACCTGTTTTATTTAATCCATATGGACTAGACGATAAAAATAGTGAAAAATTTAATATAGCAAAAATATTTTTAGAAGATGATGAAAAATTATATGCAATTGATCCACTAACAAATGAAAAGGTAGAAATATATGATGATATTATAGTTGAGTTTGGATATGATGAAAATAATGAAGATGAATTTAAATGGATACCATATAGATTTAGAAAAGATAAAACAAGTTTATATAAAAATGGTAAAGAAATGTTTGGTAATGGTGAAAAAACGGCAAATGATGTATTTAGAGCAATTAAATTACCAATAACAGATGAAATGATTACAACTGGTAATATTCCAGTTATAGAAGAATCTGGAAATGTAGTTGATCAAAATCCATATTATGTTAGAGAAAATAATAATGAAAGTAAAAGAGAAAGAATGCCATATCAAAATTTTCATAATCATTATGTTAAATATCAATTGTTATATTTTTCATCACCTTGTTATATTAATGAATATAAATCTGGATATAATGGGAAGATTCTAGATTTATGTTGTGGAAGAGGTGTTGATATAAATAAAATAAAAAGAGCACGTTATTCAGAAATAGTTGGTATTGATATTGATTATAAAAATATTAAAGATGCACAGGAATTTTATAAAAGTTTTATGCCACCTCCTAAAGCTTTTTATGTAAGAGGTGATACAAGAAAATTAATATGGCCTATACAAGCATGTGGAGAAACAGAATCTGAAAAAATATATACTAAAAAATTTATTCCAACAAAATATTTATTTGACACGGTTAGTTTACAATTTTGTTTTCACTATTTTTTTGAAGATGAAATAACATTTCGTACTATCATACAAAATATGAATGATAATTTAAAAATAGGTGGATTTGTTATTGGTACTACTTTTGATGGTGAACGTGTATATAATTTACTAAATAAATCAGACAGTATAAGTGGTAAAAAATTTTCAGGTGAAATTATGTGGAAAATTGAAAAAAAATACACATCTAAATTTTCTTTTACTGATAAAAAGGGTAATTTTGGGAAAAAGATTGATGTTTTTGTTAAAACAATTGGTGCTGTACATAGTGAATATTTGGTAAATTTCAATTATATGAAAAAAATTATGGAAGATTATGGATTTTCAATGGTATTTATAAAACCATTTGAGGAATTATATAATGAATTGATGGAAGGTAAAAATTTAATGGACTTATCAACTAAAGAATTAGAAAAAGATATGGAAGCTGTCAAAAAAATGTCAGAAGACGAAAAAAGATTCAGTTTTTTGAGTTCTGCATTTATGTTTAAAAAAGAAAGAAACTCTTCTGATGCTTTAATGAAGAAATTAGTAGATTTAATGGAAAAAAAAAATAAGGTTAATAATAAGGGTGTTACCGCATTTAAGGTTGATGCAGATACAGAACATTTAATTGAAGAATATAAATAAAAATTGATAATATTTTCTTTCAATATTTGTTTCAATGAATAATTCTTAATATATTTCATAAAAAAATAATATGAAGGATCCAAGTAACGCATATACTATTATGGTTTTATATGTATTATGTATATTAAGCATAATGATGATATTATTTATTATCTATCCTGATGAACAAACTATTAAACAGACCAAAAAATTCAATAGTGATAAATATAAACCATGTGGATGGGTAGATTTTTTTTTAATATGTTGCATACTTATGTCATTTAATCTTATTTATATACTTTTCTGTAAAGTATATAAATTCTTAATGAAAAAATAAAAAAAAATGATAATTATTATTTATAATATTATTTTCTTTTATTATAGAAAATAAACATAAACAATGTCAGATATAAATAAAATTGATAAGAATGGAAATAATGCATTGCATTTGGCAGCTATTTCTAATCTACGTAATTATAGTATTTTACATACATTAATTCAACATGGAATTAATCTAAATGCACAAAATAATGATGGAGAAACACCATTATTTTGTGCATATAAAACATATCAATATGAAACAGCATCAATTTTATTACAATATGGCGCAGATATCAATATTAAAAATAATAAAAGTCAAACTGTACTTTCTATAAGCGCAGGTTCAATGTTTGCTGATGGAATATTAATTAATTATTTTGCGTCAAAAAAAAGAAAATTACATAAATAGCAAGCTGTCTATTATATAAATTATAATAATATAAAAAACTAATTTAAAATAATTATGACATTAATATTTATGAATTTCTGTATTAAAATAGAAAATGAAAACAAAATTATTAAATATCGTGATATAGAAATAAATATCATTAATAAAGAGTTGAATTTACTTTTTAAAAAACAGTATAACATAATTAGTTATGAAAAGAAAAAAATAGATACACTAGAAAATATTGAAAATTGGGATAAAGTTAAAAAAATAGGTAATCCTTATGAATTGATATATACAACTTATAATAAAAGAAGAAAGAATGACAGTATATCTTCATATATGCCAATAAGTAGATCATATTTTAAATTATGGGAAATATTTTATAAATTCGATTTTTTCAAAAATTTTGACATTAAAAATAATTTTTTTTTCTCACATTTAGCAGAAGGCCCTGGAGGATTTTTGGAAGCAACATATAATTATAGAAAAAATATTAATAAAAAAGAGAATGATAAATATTATGGAATTACACTAAAACCAACAAATGAACATATACCATGTTTTACAAAAATTAAAAAATTATTTAATGAAAACAAAAATATAAAAATAGATTATGGAAATTTATATATATTAGAAGATGTTAAAAAATATTTAGAAAATTTTGAAGGAAATAAAAAAGCACATTTAGTTACTGCAGATGGAGGTTTTGATTATTCTGTTGACTTTAATGGTCAAGAAATTAATTCATGTCAAATAATATATTCAGAATGTGTTATAGCCATAAATTCTTTAAGAAAAAATGGTTGTTTTGTATGTAAAATTTTTGATTTGTTTAGTATAACAATGGTTCAAATATTATATATAATGTATTGTTGTTTTGAAGATATTTATATATATAAACCTGATACAAGTAGACCAGCAAATTCGGAAAAATATTTAATATGTATGTATTATAAAGATGATTTATCTTATAATGATAAACAAAATTTATTAAATATAATAGAATTATGGAATAATATTTGTGAAAATAAACAAAAAATATTTAATGAAAATGATTCGATTATTTTTAAAAATATAAGAATTGATAATCTATTTATACAAAAATTAAGTGAATACAATGAAAAATATATTGAAAATCAAATGTTTTATCTAAATAATACAATTGAATTGGCACAAAATAAAATTGATAAAGATACATATTATGAAATTATTCAAAATCAGGTTTTAAAAGCAATAGAATGGTGTAAAAAATATAATATTGAAATTAATAAAAATAGTATTTATTATAAAAAAAATATGGGTTAAGATGATTTACTAATACGTGTAATTTTCTTTTTATTTACAGAACCTTGTTGTAGTACACCTTTATTATTTTTTACAAAATATCTATTTGAATTTTCAGAATTTATGTAATTTATTTTTCCTTTTTTTATTTCTCCCTTTGCAGTTGTCCATTCAATATTTTCATTATTATTAAAACTATTGGATACATTTATTGAACTAGCGACTATTTTATTATTACTTTTAGAACTTGGTTTAGATTCTGGATTAGCTGTGTTTTTAGAATTATTTTTATCAGTAATCACTGGATTAGCTACTGGATTAGCTCCTGTATTAGCTCCTGTATTAACTCTTGAATTAGCTCCTGAATTTGCTAATGGATTAGCTACTGTATTAGCTCCTGTATTAACTCTTTGTTGAACTTCTGGATTTGCTAATGAATTTGCTACTTGATTAGCAGCTATACCAGTATCTAATGAATTACCTTTTTTTGTAGAATTAATTTGAGAAGGTATTATTTGTTCCTCTGGTTTTACAAATTTACTCAAATTTTTAGAGTTAACATTTTGAACACCTAGAAATCCATTTTTACCATTAATTTTAGTAGAATAAATTGCGTATATGTTATTAGGTAATTTACTTTGTAATTTACTTTGTGATTTACTTTGTAATTTACTTTGTAATATACCTGTATATGTATTATTTCCTTTTTTCCATGTTACTTTGTTACCTTTACGAAATTCAGAATTTCCTTTTTTAAATAATACATTTGTTGGTGCAATAGATGATGTACTATTTTGTATAACTGGTTGTTGGATCGTATTTTTAAATAATTCTAATTTTTTTTCACTAACACTACTTGGTACATTATTTGGAGTCTTATTATTTTTATTTTTAACATTTTTTACAAAATAATGTTTTTCACCTGTAATTTCTTCATAAACCTTATTAGACTTCTTATATATCGTACCTTTATATGTCCTATTAGAATTTTTCCATTCAACGATATTTCCATTTTTAAATTCTTGTTTTTCTGGAACTGGTGCTTGTACTGATTTTTGTTCTTGAACTATTTCTTGTTTTTGCGATTTATTAATTGATGATTTATTAATAATTTTAAATCTTGAATTATTTACCGGTATTGGATTCTGTTTTCCAGATGTATTTTTATTTTCTGGATTACTGGGATTATTTTCATTTATATAATACATATGAGGTGATGAACCATTTTTATCAGAAATTGTACCAAATTTTAATACATTTTTTAATTTATATGCAACTCTATTTCCTTTTTTAATTTCTATTTTTTGTAAATTACTTACACTACCTGGATTAATAGTGGCATTTTCATATTTTTCGATACTATTATTAGGAATAGTTGATTTTATATTTTTAACTTTATAACTATTACCATTTTTTTGATTTATTACACCTGTAAATGTTGTTGAACCTTCAGACCATTTTATCAAATCACCGCTATTTAGTTTTAAAATTTCTTTTTTAGATTCTTGTACTGTAGATATTGATTCACTTTCTAATGGTATCAATTTATTTATTTCAATAGATTTATTGTTTTGTTTTTTAGTACTGTTTTCAATAGCTGATATATTACTAATATTATACTTATTATTTTTAATTTCAGGCTCTTTTATTTTACCTTTATATACAATACCATTACTACCTTTCCATTTTACCCAATCATTTTTACCAAATCTAAATTTTGTATTTTCAATCATTAATAGTGGTTTTTTAATCAATTTATTACCATCTTTTATATAAGTTATTGGTACTCCAGATGGAACATTACCTACAACTTTTAAAGTCATATATGTTTTACCATTAGACTCTGAAAATTCAGGATTATTAAGTAATAATGTAACAAGTTTATATTTATTATTTTTATTACTAGTACTATTAAGATTTTCTTGATTAGACATATATATAAATAATAAATATTATTATTTATAATACAAATAAAAAAAATTTATTTTTTTAAATTTTTATCTAATTTTGTAACAGTATCCTTAACAAATTCATTATAATATTTATTTCCTAAATGAACAGATGCTTTCATTTCATCGAGTTCATTATTTTCAATTTTTCTTTTTAAACTCAACATTTCATCTAATCTATAAAGAGGAAATGTTGTTGGATTTTCTATTATATTAAAAAACAGTGTAGGATACTTTTGATGAAATTCTGTAAAAACTCTCATACATACTTGTTTATACTCATCAATATTATCTCTTCTCATAATACTATTTTCTTTCTTAATACAAAAAGCAATTATTTCATTAACTTGTGTTTTTATTTCCGATGAATTTTCCATTTTTTCTTATATATAATAAAATAAAAATTGTTTTTAAATTTATTATATTTTTAATAATTAAATGAAATACATATTATTCAAACTATTTATTTTAATAATTATCTTATATATTGTATTTACTTTTTTTAATACTGTTGAAAACTTTGAAGATAAATTTGATGATTATGAAAAATATGAAGAAATATATGATCCAGAATTTGTTAATTTATATGAAATTATTTATCGAGATTTTTCTGATATTGATTATGATACAAATATTTTTTATGAAAAATGTTTTTTCGATGGGAAATTTAAGGATGATGATATTTCTATTATGGTTGGGGGTTCAGGAATAGGAAAGTTATGCAAAAAAATTAAAGAAAAACATAAAAATATTATTGGTGTAGATATATCAGAAAATATTTTAAAAAAATCTCAAACACTATATCCTAATGTTAAATTTATCAGAGGTGATCTAACAAAAAATAAAATATTTAATAAAAATAAATTTTCACATATTTACATTGATGAAAGAACATTATATTATAATAAATATAAAGATATAGAGAAAATAATAATAAATAGTTTAAACTGGTTAAAACCTGAAGGTTATTTAATAGTTCAAATATATGATCCTGATAAGCTTCAACTTGCATGTAGATATTATACATCTAAGTATATGGATAATAAAGGAAATATTCATGGTTTTACATATTTAAATGATTTTAGTCATGACTGTTATTATATAAAAGATGAAGAAAATAAAGAAATATTTCATTATTATGATAAAGTAATTTTTGATACAGGTGAAAAAAGAATTAAGAAAACAATTTTTTATATTCCACCTAAAGAAAAAATATATGATTTGATTCTTAATAATGGTTTTGATTTGGTTCATATAGAAAAAATTAGAATTCAAATTGTTGGTGGTTATGAATTAGCTATTTTTATTAAAAAAAAACAGATAACGTCTGTTGAACAATTAGAAAAATTAAAGTGACAAAATATATAAATTTTCTATAGAAAAAATTTAAATTTAGTGAAAGTTTAAGGTTATTTTCCGGAGTTTACGAAGGAAAATATAATGAATTTATCGGAGGATTTATCTGTAGATAAAGAACTATTTTCCAGAGTATACTCTGGAAAATACAATGAATTTATCGGAGGATTTATCCGTAGATAAAGAACTATTTTTCGGAGTATACTCTGGAAAATATATATCTAATTTAAATATATTTTATTAAAAAAAATTTATTAGAAATTTTTTTTGAAAATATATATATATAATAATGTCATCTATATCACAAGTAAATGGAAATGTAATTGGTATGAATCCTACAGGTACTCTAAACATGTCTGATACAAATTCATTTAAACCAAATGGTTCAAATAATATTGTTTTAAATCCAAATAGTGCATCAAAAGGAAGTTTAATTAAAGTTCAAAATAATGAAGTAAATTGTTCAGGTATAGAAAATTACGAAAATTATAATAAAAATAATAATTATATTTATAAAGAATTATTATTTTTAATATTAATAATATTTTTAATATTATTTTTAATATATATTTTAAAAAAAAAATCTTAACATATAATATAAAAATGCCAAAAAACTATTCTCAAAAACAATTTGAAAAGGATCTCGAAGAATTAGAAAATCTAATTAAGAAAAATAACCAAAAAGGTGGTAAAAAAAATAAGCATGAAGAAGAGGAATATGAAGAAGAGGAAGAGGAATATGAAGAAGAGGAAGAAGAGGAAGAAGAAGGAGAAGAAGAGGAAGAAGAGGAAGAAGAACCACAATATGGTGGAAAAATTAAAAAAGGTGATAAAACTAGAAAATTTACAGTTTGTCATTTAAATGGTAAAGAATTAAGTGAAGAAATCGGCCATGTTGAAATTAAAGTTGGAAGAACTCCTTTAAATGCTGCCAGAAAATTATTGAAGTCTATTGCAAAACATATGAAATTAAATGGAAGTGCTAGACATAATTTGAAAGTTACTTTTACTATTAGAGAAACTGGAAGAGACTCTAAACATAAGATGTATGGTCCTTATCATGGAAGCTATAAAAAATATACTCCTGAAGAAATGAAAAAAGCACAACTTAAAAAAGTTTCTCAAGGATTCACTATGAAACCAATTGTCAAACTTGCTAAAAATCAAAAAGGTGGTAAATGAGGAATGAGTTATTTTATGCAAAACTAATAATTCTTTATTTTCATTCCAGAAAAAATAGATTTGAATGATATTAATAATAAAATATTTTTCTTATTATTTGATTATAATTTATTTTAACTTTTTTATATATTAATATTATATATGCCATATAATAATAATAATACTAATAAACCCAAAAATATTTATACAATTGTTGATTTTCCTGAACCTGGTAAAACATATGGAAAATTTACTGGTACAATTCCTAAAAATGCTGCCAGTAAATCTTTTTCATTTTTATTTAATTTTATGAAAAATAAACATGATTTGTTTGGAAAATTTATTGTATTTATTATAAAAGATATAAAAACAAATAAAGAATATAAATATATTGGAAGCAGAATAAAATTACATAATCCAGTAGTTGTAAATAAAAAAGGTAAAGATATTATATATAAATATAAGAATGTTGTAGGTGTTTATTCTAATGATTTACAAAAAATTAAATATATTCAACAATAATCTTTTTATAGTTATTTTCTGAAGTTTACGAAGATTGAAAAACTTACATATTCTTTCCAGTTCTTAACTTTAATTCCATAAAAAATATATTTATTATATTTTTTTTCTCTAAGAAATGTATATTTAATGAGTTCTACATCGGAAGATTATGACTTTGCTCCCGCAAATAATTCTTGTTCAAATAATGTTAATAAAACTATAATTGTTCCTGCACTAGGAAGTCCTTCTAATAATACACAAACCCATATTGATGCTATGCAAGCACAGCATGTAGAAGATTCAAAATATGATAGTCCACAATTAAATGTTCAACCACTTTATGGTGGAAAAAAAAATTTAAAAATATATAATATATATTTTAGAAAAAAAATATATACTGTTACAAATAGTAATAAACTAAATGCATTAAAAATTTTTTTTAAAAATAAAATATATAAAAAAGATCATTTAGTAAAAATATCAAATAATAATAAAACATCATTTTATATTCTACATATAGGGAGCCTAGATTATGTTTCTAATAAAAAAAAAATTAAATTTATAAATATTACAAATGTCTAAACAATATACAGAAAAAAATTATAGCTTTAGCATACATTCGTAGAAAACCTATATTCCTTACTCCGAATTTATTAAATATTGTTGTGTTTTTTTAACATATTTTTTTATTTCATTCCATTTTTCTTCATTATATGGAATATTTTTAATTCTACTATTTATACTTGATGAATTATACCAAATAAGTTTTTTTAATTCAGACTCATCAATATCATCGTATTTTTTTAAAATATAACCTATTATTTTTTGATTACAGTGATAATCAATTGCACTCAAATCCCAATCTTCAATATTTAATTTAGAAACATTTATACATATCGGAAGAACATCAATATTATTTATTTTATTAGTTTCATTTTTATCAATAAAACGTTTTTCCCATATATTTGCATAATTTTCAAACATTTCTAAATCACATTTCATTCCTCCATATGCTATTCTTAAATGTATACAATATAAAAGTGAATATTCTATTTCATTTAATTTATTGTAATTATTTAATATATCTATTATTTTACTATTTTTTTCTTGATCAATATTATTAACATTAATAATATCTTTTTCATTAATAATACACAATAAATAAACAACGCCTAATAACCACTCATATATATAACGTTTAAATTTAAAATTATGAGTAGAATTCGAAATCATCAGCCATATTACTGTACTAAATGAATTATGTAAATAAACATCTTCTAACATAATAATTGGTAATCTTCTTAGAAAATCATTTAAATCTAATTTCATCATATGAAATGCTGTTGGAACACCAAATGTATAATTCTGTTTTCGTATACACTTTTGTAAATGTGATTTTAAATATTGTATATTTTTATATGTTGTTTCTTTTGGTAAATTATATTTTTCATCATAATCAATAAAATAACCACACACATAAAAATAATGACCTTTTTTAATATAGTCACATTTTATTTGTTCAATAAAATTTATTTTCTCTGGGCGTATATTTGTCCAATATGCATCAATATTTGGTGTAAATTTATTTTCCCATATCAAATAAAAATATCTTTTTATATCATAATTTGTATTATTAGTTGTACTCTTAAAAAATGAGTCAATCGTTTTTTGTGTTTTAAACATTGTTTAATTATTATATGTAATAATTAAAATAACTTTATAATTAAAAAAATCATATTTTTTTTATAAAAAATGTTTTCGACATACTGCTTCATAAATATCATCACTTCCTACTAATGTTGTTTGAGAATCATTTGTAATACGCTTTGTAAAATGAGCTAATGTTCCATCACCACATTTTTTACACAATGCAGATAATTTAGTAATTTTTTCTGCATGTGGAATCAATTTTAATACATCTCCAAATGGATTTTTTAAAAAATCACCATCTAAACCAGCAGCAATAACAGTTTTATGTTTAATATCACACCAATTTGTTATAATATTATATGCATCTTGAAAAAACTGTAATTCTTCAATAATAATAACATCTGTATTATCAATTATATCATTATCAATATTACACAATTTATCAACAATTATACAATTATCAATAGATTCTTTATTATGTGTAGTTAAACCAGTAGAACCATATCTATTATTGAACATATGATTAATAATAATAATTTTTTTTTTTAGACATTTATATCTATTAATAATTCTAATTAATTCAGTACTTTTACCTGCATACATTGGGCCAACAATTAATTCTAAATATCCAATATCTTGTGGTTTAATAGTTAATTCAGACATATTATTTTATATATAATATTATGATCATAACTTTAAATTTATTTTTAAGAATAAAAATAAATTAAAAAATCAATTATTATTAATAAACTTATAAAGTACATATATATGACATTTGTATAGGAAACAATATGTTTTATGGTACCATTTATTTTATTATTTTCATTTTTTGATTTATCATATATTTTTGTATATTTTTTTATTTTTTTATATATTATATATAATTGAAAAGTTTCTTTTTTTGTATCATCTGTATCTAAAACAATATTTTTTTTATTAATATTTTGTAGTAATACTTTTATTTTATTAACTAAATTTTTATTATAATTAATATATTCTTCTAATGTTGGTTCTATCTTTACTGTTTTATTTGAATCATTTGCCTTAGATAATAATTTATCAAATAATATTGTTGAATTATTTATAATAAAATAATTATTAATATCTTTTATTAAAGTGTCAAAATTAGTTAATTTATCTATTGATTTTATAATATCATCTAATTTTTTAATATCATTTATATAAATATAAAATAATTTATTATCAGTATTTTTGAATTCAATTTTATTTATATATTCACTATATTTTTTTGATATATCTATGATATCTTTAAATTCATTATCTAATAATGTTTTTTTTTGTATTATACTATTATTAGATAAAGTTGTATTTTTAATGCTTGTAATATTTGTTATTAAATCATTATAATTATTATTTAATGTTATTTTTAATTTAATATTTATACTTTTTTGGTCAATATTATATTGAGTATTTATATATGTTTTATGAAGTACTAGATAAGCATTATATTTATTCTGATAATCTTTTTGAAGTTTGTCTTTTTCAATTAGTAATTTACTACTTAATGAAGTTATTTTTTCAATATCTATATATCTATTTAAATTAGATTGAAGTTTTATATCAATAAAATTTTTATATTCATTTATTTTAGATTGTAATTCGTTATAATCAAAAGTAGTACTATATTTTGTATTATATATTTTAAATAACTTTGAAATTAATTTATCTATATCGTCAATTATACGATTATTATTTTCATCTCTTACATATATTGAACTTCCTGCTACTCTACGATCTAGCGCATCATTAAAAACCTTTTCAATAGCTTTAATATTTCTTACGTTTTGTAAATTAGCAAGTGTTAATATTGGTGGTGGAGGAGCTATTTTTGAATTTATTAAATTAACTATGTCTGATTTAATAACATCATAATCCACATCTGCATTATCAAATATTTTTTCCAATACTGAAATTATAGAATTAAAATATTTAGAAATATTATTCTTATTATTATACTCAATTTCAGCTTTATTAGCTGCTATTTTTTCGGCTTCATAACTAGGCTGTATATTTGGATCAAGTTTAATAGCAGAATTACGTTTAATACTATCTTTATCTAAATCATTATTTAATTCATTAACAATATTATTTAAATATATAATGTATTGCGTATTATGATCAATATTATTTTTTTTATAAATTCTATATTTTATATCAAATATATTTTTAATTTTTTCAATATTAACATATTTTGGTTCTATTATATATTTTGTATCATCATTTATTTTTGAATAATTAAATAAATATTTATTTTCAATATTTTGATTAATAATAATTACTATAAAATATATAAATAATATTAAATTAAAGTTATTGTTTGTTTCTATTTCTATTGATTCATATATATTTTGAAAACTTTTATCTATTGGAATTGTATCATTCAGATTTTTTAATATACCATTAATATTATTTATTTTTTCTTCATATGTAGCTTTAATAATTGAAATATATTTATCAATACTTAATTTATTTGTTTTTTTAATATGTTCAAATAAATAATTTATATCATTAATATCTTCTTTAAATATGGATATGATATTATTTATATTTTTAATTATATTTTTATTTCTGTTAAAAATTATTTTTTTAGCATTATATTTGTCTAAATATGACTTAAATTTTATTAATATATCTTTTATTATATATTTATATGATATTAAATCATTATGGTTATCTTTTAATAATATAACATTTTGATTTATTTCATTAATTTTTGGTAAATATTTATCATTATATAAATTAAATAATGTAATATACATTTCTCTATAATTTGGTTGTGAATATATTGTTTTATCTTTTAATAAATTAAGTATAATATTAAAAATATTATCTCTATCATTATAAAGTGAAGGATTAATTGATACTGTATTTAATGTACTTAATAAAATAGTATTAAAATCCATGGTAATAATTGATATGATACTGTCAGATAATTTTCTATCTGATAAAGTTCCTAAAAATTTAGTATTTATATTAGATAAAATATTTTTAATATCATCAATAATAATGATTAGTTCTTTAAAATTTTTACAAATATTTAAATATATATTATATTCTTCATTTTCTTTATTTAAAAGTTCAATTATTTTTTCAAAAAAACTTATAGTTTTGTTTTTTTCACTACTTATATCATTAAATAAATTAGTATTTTGTAAATTTGTATTTTCTTTTTTTACTTTTTTAAATTCTTTATAATAATATACATTAAGAATTTTTGTTGATGGATTTTTACCGCTAAACAATAAACCAATCATATCATATATTGATTCACTTTCATTTTTAATTAATTTTTTAATTTGTAAATTATAATATTTGGTATATATATAACCATATATTAAATAAGATAGTGGAATAATATAATTTTTAATAATTCGCGATCGTTGTATTTTTTTATCAATAGATTCTGTAAACCTTTTTGTTTTTACATATTTTTTATATTTATCAAATAATTGACTAAGTTTTTCATTATATGTTTCATTAAAATTTTTTTTATTTAATATGTCATTTAAAACATTATAATTATAATATTTAGAATTAGTGCTAACTGACATTTATGTAAATAACTAATATAAAATTAGAAATTAATTTTTATTTAAATTTTTAAAATTTTCATAATCATATAATAAATTTTCTAATGATTTGTCATCTAATATATAATCTTGTTTATTATTAATATTTACTATCGTATTTTCAAAACTTTCAATTTTCTTAATATATTCTTGTTTTTTAATGTAAGTTTTATAGTAAAAATAAATTTGAATTACACTAAATAATAAAAATATTGATAAAATTATTAAAAATATCTTAATATTAAACATTCCTTTATAATATATAAAGAGAATTAATATTTATTTTTAACAAATAAAGTAATTTGCTAAAGTGCACTTTCTTCCGTAAACTCCGGAAAATAACGATGAATATAAATCTTCATTTAATTTCAATTCTTTCATAAATTATAGTAAATATAAACATATTTACTATAACAGTATTGTGTAATAATAGTTAAAACTAGTAAAATATTTATATAAACTCTTATATTTCGTCCCTTAAATCAATGGTATCAATAAAATAATAATATATCAATAATGTATTGATATATTATTTTTTAAAAAAAATGATTTTTATTTTTTTAAGAAATTTTTAATTTAAAAATATATATATAAATACATATATGAGTCTAAATTCTAATACTACTACAAATAATACAAATAATGAGTATAATATATATAATTTCTTGGATGAACATCGGGTTGAAAGCGGACAACCGCATACACATACCTCAATGTATAATCCTAAAGGTTCATATCATATAAAAGAAAGTGAGTTAAATAGATTCTATGAATTATACGAGGATGCTATATTTAAAAAATATGAATTAAATATTACTGAGAAACATGAAGAAATAGCGCCTATTATTATAGATTTAGATTTTAAATATGATATCGATACTCATGAACGTCAGCATACTGAAGAACATGTTGTAAAGATTGTTAGTTTATATATAGATGAAATATGTGATGTTTTTAATATTGAAAAAAATAGTGAAAAACTAATGTGTTTTGTATTTGAAAGAAATGAAACATACAAAAATAAAGGTGTTACAAAAGATGGTATACATATAATGTTTCCATTTATTGTTAGTTATCCAAATGTTCAATATTATATTAGAGATAACATTTTAAAAAAGATAACTGATATAATTGGTAATCTTAATCTTAAAAATGTAATTACAGATGTAGTAGATAGATCAGTTATTTCACCAAATACTTTATGGTTATTATATGGTAGTAATAAAGATAAACCAAAAGGTAATCCATATCAACTTAAATATATATTTAATGGAAACATTGAAATAATTGAACCAGAAGATTATTTTACAAATAATGTTAATTTAGCAAGTTTTTTTTCAATTAGAAATAAAAAACAAAGTGATCTTGTTCAAATTAGAGATAATAAAGTAGAACTTTTACAATTAAATAACAATACATATGTTAAAAAATTACCATCCAAAAGTAAATCTTCAAATTATATAAATTATGATATTGAAAAAATTATACAGTTAGTATCTTTATTAAGTGTTGATCGTGCAGAAAATTACAATCAATGGATTGAAGTCGGATGGGCGTTACATAATATTGATTCTAATTCTAATGAATTACTTGATCTTTGGATTGAATTTAGTAAAAAATCATCAAAATTTGAGGAAGGTCAATGTGAAAAACAATGGCATAAAAGTAAAAATGAAGGATTAACAGTTGCAACATTACATTATTGGGCAAAGCTTGATAATTATCAGAAATATATTGAATTTAAAAATAAATGTATAGATAAATTTGTTGATACATCAATTAAAACACAATCAAATTACGATGTTGCTAATGTTTTATTCAAAATGTATGAATATGACTTTGTATATTCTAATGATGATTGGTATATGTATAAAAATCATAAATGGAATAGAGAGTCAGATGGGATGTCTTTGCGTCAAAAAATTTCGAATGAATTATGTGGTGTATATCTTAAAATAGTATCTAATCACAATAAAATGTCGAGTAATTTTGATTTACCTGAAGAAGAAAGAGCAGAACATAAAAAAAAGAGTGAAAAAATATTTGAAATTGTAAAGAAATTAAAAACAACATCATTTAAAGATAACATTATGAGAGAATGCAAAGAACTTTTTAGTAACAAAGATTTTGTTGAAAAATTAGATGCAAATCCTTTCTTAATGGGTTTTACAAATGGTGTATATGATTTAAATAAACTTGAATTACGAGATGGACGTCCAGATGATTATATTGAAATGTCAACAGGAATTGATAAAATTGATTTTGATGAAGATCATGAATGTTGGAATGAATTAAAATATTTTTTGGAAACAATCTTTTTTGAAGAAGATATTAGAGTATATTTTTTAACATATTTAGCAACTTGTTTACAAGGACATAATGCTGAAGAAAAATTTAGAATTTGGAATGGTATTGGATGTCATGCTTATGATACTGATATTATGATGTTTAATGGAACTATTAAAAAAGTTCAGGATATCATAACAGGTGATAAATTAATGGGTGATGATTCAACAGAAAGAAATGTTATTGAACTTAAAAGAGGATTTAGTACTATGTATAAATTTTATAGTGATAAAAATGATTTTGAAGATTTTATTGTAAATGGAAATCACATATTATGTTTAAAAACAGAATTATATGATAAAATTCTTGAAATATCTGTTTCAGAATATTTAAAGTTACAAAATAAAGAAAATTATTATTTATATAATGAACAAAATCAGCTATTTCAATTTAATGTTGTAAAAGTTAATAATGATTCATTTTATGGATTTGAATTAGATGGGAATCATAGATACAAAATGGGAAATGGAATCATTACTCATAATTCTAATGGTAAATCAAAATTAATTGAGTTATTTGTTCATTGTATGGGTAAATATGCTGTTAAATTTCCAGTAACAATGTTAACAGGGAAACGTGCAGAATCTAATGCTTGTACACCAGAAATGGTTAGAGCAAAAGGTTGTCGATTTGGTTATTTAGAAGAACCGGGACAAAATGAAAAACTAAATGTTGGTTATTTAAAAGAATTAACAGGTGGTGATAAAATTGTTGCTAGAGCACTTCATAAAGAACAAATTGATTTTAAACCTCAGTTTAAACTTGCTCTTCTTTGTAATGAAATTCCAAAAGTTCCATCAGATGATTCTGGTACATGGAGAAGAATGGAAGTTATTGAATTTAAAAGTAAATTTTGTGAAAATCCAAAAGAACCTCATGAATTTCCAATAGATAAACATTTATCTGAAAAAATGAAAAATTGGGTTGAATTATTTATGGCACTCTTATTTGATATATACTATATAAAATATAAAAAAGATGGACTTAAAGTTCCATTTGAAGTTATTAAATTTACTATGGAATATCAAAAAACATGTGATTTATATTCTGATTTTGTTACAGAAAATATTGAAGACACCAGAGAAAATACAGATAGTATTGATATCATACAAATTTATGATGAATTTAAAATATGGTATGAAGATAATTTTAGTACTCATAAACATCCTGCCAAATCAGAATTTAGAAAATATCTTCAGTCAAAATATGGCAAAAGAAGAGTTAATCAAACTGATATTAAAGGATTTAAATTTAGAATAAAATATGATAAACAAACTGGTAAACAAATATTTCCAGTAAATCTAATATATCAACAACCAATTAAAATACAAAATGAAGAAAAAGTTATAGAACATGAAGTTTTACCTGTAGAAAAGGTAACACAAGTTAAAGAACAAATATCTTCATCACTTGAATCGAACAGTATGACTGGTTATTAATTACTATATAAACTCCATAAGATTAAGATTTTTAAGAATCAAAAAAAATTAAATTAAAAAATAATTATTTTTTAATTTAATAAATAACTTAAAAATTATTTATTATTTATATATATGATTGCTATTATAAATTTATTAACTAATATTTTAATTACAGGTACTTCTATAATTGGTTGTGTTACTATTGTTAACAAAATAGGTAAATTTTGTAAAGTTATTGAAGAAAATAATGAAGATAGTTTTAAAATTGCATTTGACACATGTATGATGGATACAATTGATGATATGAATAAATGTGTTGAATCAATAGGTATGATAGCAAGCAATTGTAATAATATTATATTTATCATGTATGATATTTTCACTGGAAATAAATTTATTAAGAAAAATAAAGATGGAAAAATAATTATTTGTAACAAATCGAAAGTATTTTCTGGATATAAAGATAAAATAGATGAACTGAATAATAAAGTAAAAAAATATCAAGAAGAATTAAAAAAAATAAAAAAACCAAAACAATCAATAAAAAAAGAAAATATTATTGATGATAATTCTTCTTTATCAAGTAGTTCAGATGAAAGTGAAAGTAGTGATAATAGTGAAAATAGTGATAATATTGAAGATATATTAAGTATCAGTGATAAAAAAGATGAAGAATTTTATTTAGAAACAAAAAGCGATAAATCATAGATTTAATATATGTTTCATTGATAAAATTATTTAATTTTAGTCTTATAAATTTTAGTAAAATTTTTTTCTTAAATTGGTATATTTAAAAAAAACGTTATTATATTATATATATAATGAATAGTACTAATATAAATAATATTATTTCAAAAGATAATAATATTGATAATTTAGCATTTGCTTTTTTTTCAGTATTAACATTTTGTTCAGTATTGAGTGATTCTTATATTGTTTTAAATAGTTTTTTAAAAAAAAATTATGTAAAAAATAAGATAAATAGTTTTAAAAAAATATATAAGATTATTTTTGGTTTATCATTTAAAAAATATAAAAACGATGAAGAAGGAAACATTATTATTGAAACAAATGATCTTCCTGAAAATGATTCATTGAGTGATATAGATGATGAACATGATAATACACATGATAATGAATATAGCAATGACAATGGAAATACACATAGCAATGACCATAGCAATGACCATAGCAATACACATAGCAATGACAATGGCAATACACATAGCAATGACAATGGCAATACACATAGCAATGACAATGGCAATACACATAGCAATACACATAGCAATACACATAGCAATGACCATAGCAATGACCATAGCAATGACCATAGCAATGACCATAGCAATGACCATAGCAATGACCATAGCAATAAAAAAAATACGAATGATTTAATTAATAATTTTACAATAAATACAATAAAAGATAATGTAAATAATATATCAAATATTAAATGTATTGAAGAAATAATTAATAAAATTGATATATTTAATGGTATTGACAATAAATCACTAAATCCATTTGACGAAGTAACATCGATAGAAAAAATATCACTAAATCCATTTGATGAAACAATGATAGACAAAGAATTAGATGATGCATTAAATAGTGCATTAAATGGTACATTAAATAATGCATTAAATAGTACATTAGACCAGAATGAATCTAATACTTTAGATGAAATTAAGGAAATTGAACTAAATAAAATATCATCAAAAAAAATAACAAAGAGAGAAAAAAAAGAAAAAAAACTTGAAAATAAGATAATTAAACAAATTATTATTAAAAAACCTAAATAAAAAAATAAATCAATAATATATGGAAGAAAATAAATTATCAATATTACAATATATAAAAAAAAAATATAATATAACTTATTTAGAAGATATAGTTGCTTTATTCTATTTAAGTTTAATATGTTCTATTATAATTTATTTATCAATGAAATTTGAAGTAATACAAATGACATGTGTTATTTTTATAATATTATTTTTTTCAATGTATTTAATAAATCAATATTATAAAAATAAATATAATGATCAGGTTGAAATAGTTAGTGAAAAATTAAAATATATATCAGAATTACTAGATAAAATAACTAAAAATAATATTTCATAAAGAGTATTTTTATTAAAAATAATTTAGTTAAATTTATTTCGCAACTTATTATATAAATATGATTATAAAAAAACATTTACAATTATATAAATTAAATAATATAAAAGTTTGGTCAATTGCACTTGATTATTACAATCGTAAAATAACAATTCAATCTGGAATAAAAAATTCAGAATTAAAAGAAAAAATAATAACTTTTGGGTCATGTGATCGTGCGAAAAGTGAATTTAATAAAAAACTTGAAGAAAAACTAAAAAAAGGTTATCAAGAAATTACTAAAAATAAAAAATTAAATATTGAAGTTATAAATGAGACTTATATGAATTATTTATATAAAATGATTAAAAAATATGCTACTTACAAAAAATTAACATATAATAAATTACTAATTACAAATGGAGAAACAAACAATTTAATAGAAAATGTATTTAATAAAATGGTGACAAAATTTGACAATAAAAATGTAAAATCTATGGAAAAATATAAAGAGTCTCTCCAAAATAAAAATATATCTGTTTTTAATAAAAGTGGTGTTATTATTGGTAAAATACCGAATGATATTAAAAAATCATTATTAGAATCAATATTAGATTATTCAAATAAAATAGCAATTGATTATCATCCAGGATCAAATAATAAAGTGAGAGATATTGTTCATCCGTCAATATATCCATTAATAGTAGATGTTAAAAAAACAAATGCAAAAACTGATTATTGGAATAGACCTTATGAAAATTCTAAATATCAATGGTTACCTAGTGAATTTATTATAGATGAAAATGGAAAATGTAAAATAGATAGTTATATAAATAATTTACCGATTGATGAAATAGAAATGTATAAAAATATTGAAAAATTATTTGAATATGTAGTACCTCAGTTTGAAAATATGTGGAGTTATATAAATGCAATTAAATTATATAAAGGTGAACCAGAAGAATATAATGGAAATTATATTAATTACTTACCATTATCTCTTAAAAATAGAAATCTTCAAATTATTACAAAAATTGTAAAAATAGAATTAGATAATAAAGGTAATTTAGAAGGTGCGTGGCATGTAGAAGGAATGTCACATGAAAATATAGTAGCCGCTGCATCATGTACATTAGAACAAAATAAAAATTTTGATGCAAAAATATTATTTAAGAGAAAATACACAATATATGAAGCTTATGAATTATTTTCAGAAACTTATGAAGCACCAATAGGATTAAATAAATTTTTAAATGAAGGCACTGTACCACTTGGAAAATATAATATTAAAGATGCTTCATTAGTAGTATTTCCCAATTCACATATTCATAAAATTGATATGAAATCAAATTCTAAATCAAAAATATCTAGAACAATAGTTGTATTCTGGTTAATAAATCCTGATATAAGAATTAAATCAACCAAAGATATTAAACAACAAAATTATGACATAAAAATAGCACATGAAGTAAGATTAAAATTAATGGATGAACGAAAATTATATAAAAATTCATTTAATATTAGAGATCTAAGTTTATGTGAACACTAGTATTTTCCTTCGTAAACTCCGGAGTATAGCGATAAACCTTCATTGCATTATTTCTTTTTCTGTACATAGTGCTAATTATCTTCCAAATAATTTTATTTTTCCTGCAGATATATTATTAAAATATACTAATACAACAATAAATATCACAAATATAAAAAATAATCCTACATATAAATAAAATAAAATTTTATCATTTATATCAGTTTCATAATTATTTAGTGATATTGCTTGTGAATAAGTAGTTATTTTATCATTTAAACTTTTTAATACTTTATAATTTATATCTTTTGTATTTAAAATATAGTTACTTATTAAATAATCTATTTCCTCTTGAACTGCCATATTTTGAGAAGAAACATCAAAAATTTCTTTTAACTTATCATCATCTATATCATATGTATCATATGTATCATCTATATTATCATTATCTTCAAAATGTTCAAACTGTAATTTTAATACACATGTTGTAACATTTTCATTTTTTACCCAATTACTCTTTTTAAAAATATCTTCATTTGTGCTATATATATTGATAAAAAATAATTTACTTGCATAATCAGCAAGTTCAAATGAATTATGATACCATACAAAAAAACTTTGATAATTTGTATTAGCCGCATTAATAGCTTCTTGTAAAGTATATACTTTATCAAAATATGTTAAAACTTGTACTTCTTTATCGTTAAAATCAAATAAATTTTGAGCTGCATCATAATTTTTATATATTTTCCAATTATGATTTGATATACTATTACTTGAAAAATTTTTATTAATAATTTCCATTGCATCATCCATTGTAATTGATTTACCAGTTTGAATATTTTTTAATTTTATATATTTTTCTGCTTCTAATTTTTTTAAATCTATTAATTTTTCATTTATTTTATCATCATAATTTTTAAGTTCAATATTCGAATGTTCATTTTTTATTTTTTTATAATTATTAATATTTTTTACTAATCTAGGAACTTTATATAAAGGATTTTTACAATCATATAAACTTTTTTCAATATCAATATTATTGCTTAAATTTGTATTTCCATAATCATTTATAAACAATGCTTCACATTTTGATTTATATCTATCATTTTCAGCATTTATTGGACATTTTAAATTTATTTTAATAATATTATTGCTATTCAAATCAATAGGTATTTTTATATTATTTTTAAGCCCTTCATTTTCACATTCATAAATTATTTCTAAATATATACTTTTATTACATTTTTCTGTATTATATTTAATAAAATTAATTAATGAGCTTTTTCCTTCTAATATACAATTTTCTTGAGATTCATCACATGATAAAATAAAATAATCTTCATATGGAATAACAGCTAATATTGCTTCACCACATTTTAAATATATATTTATAGTTGTAGTATCAACAAATACTTTTTTTTTAGGTCTGTATATCATATAATTATATTCAATACCATCTTTATTAATTTGTCTTCTAGCAAAATCTATACAGTTTTTATGATTCATATTATTATTTGTTTTAGATATCGTAGTTTCAAAATCATTATTATAATTATTTAAACATCCAGAATATAAATGTGTTAAATCATTATTTATACAATAACTATTTAGATCTTCATCATTAAAAGCACATAACATATTATTATTACAATCCTTATCAGAATCACATTTTTGTTTGTTATTAGTAATCATATTATTAATAAATATATTATTTAATTAGAAAAAAAAATTATATTATATTTTTAGTTTATAAATTTATTGTAGTTGTTGTACTATTTACTAATCCATTTGGTGTATCAATAGCTTCTTGTAATTGATTTTGTGGATTATCACTTTTATAATTATAGTAATTATTATTATTATATGATACTGGGTTATAACTTTTTATTTGTCCATTTCGAGAATAATCAACCCAATCTATATTTTCCATATTTTGACTTGGCATAAATGGATTAAATGGGTTAGATGAAGATGGTATACTAGGTGCGGGATTATTTGGAACTATTAATTGAGGAGGTGCAGAACCATCATAATAGAAATATCCGGGTTGTGGATTAACTGAAATACCAGGAGTATATGGTAATAATGGTGTTTCTTCATTTTCCTCGGATGCAGGACATGCACAATTTGCACTAATCCAACTTTGTTCTGTTCCATATATTGTATCATGAATACCTGTTTTTATATCAGTTGACCATGTTTGTAATGCTTTTCCTAATCTTGCTTCAGTATTAGGATTAAATAAATTTTTCCATGCAGTATTTAAATAAAATATATTATAACTATAAAAAAATAATATTACATAACAAACAGCAATAATAATTACAAGTAATATCATTAAGCTTTTATCTATTTTTTGATATCCATATGCTACAATAACAACTAATAAAATAATTGCTAAAATTATACAGCCAATTAATGTATTTATATTAGTTTGTTCATTCATTATATTTGTATTAATTTGATCTAACATTGTATTTTTGTTTGATATATTTGACTGTATTAATTCTAATTCTCTTAATTGATTCATTAAATCATCATTTTCCATTTTTAATAATTGATCTCTTTTTGCTAAATTTTCTTGATTAATATTATTTGCTATAGATAGTAAAGGTTGAGAAATATTTCCTATTGCTAATTGATTATTTATACTTTGTGCGATACTTTTTGGTGAACCATTATTACTTACATCATAAGATCCATATGTAAGACTTTTTATTGTATTATAACCATTATTTATAGCAGTCCCATTTGCAATCATTTGACTAGTTGACATTATCTATTATATTATTTATATATTTTTTTTATTTGTAATTATTTTTTATTTAATTTTAAATTGTGACATTATCACAATTTGCTCTCGCTAGCCCATATTGGTTTGGATCTTTATTACATATATATCTAGCTGTTTCTTTAAAGTTTTGTCTAAATGTACATGGTATAGTCGTATATGTATTAGTTTCAACGTTTGGCAAACCTCCATTATTTTGTCCTCCTAACCATTGACATTTATAATATGTTGTTGCTGGATATGTTGTTCCGAAAAATGGTTGTGGTTCATTTTCATCAGATGGACTATAATTTGGAATATTAGGAGGATTTGCATAAAAAGCACTTCCAGGTGTTGATGGGCTTGTGTATAAATCTGTTGGTATATCACCATATTTCCAAACATTGGTTTGTGGATCAATATTTAAAGTAGGTTGTTGATATGTTTGAATCATATTTGGATTTGGTGGCGGTGGTGGTGTAACAGGTGGACAAGTGGCGGGACATTGATAACCTGAATTATCTTCAATATTTTTTTCATAAAATTGTGCTAATTCAACTTTTAAATTATTTAAGTATTTTCCAGTATTTGCATATGAAAAGCTAGAATACATTGTAATATAAATAACTAATAAATATATTAAAAATAGTATTATTGAAAATATAAGTAATTTAGTTAAATCAATTATTTTTTGTGAATACATTATTAATAATACACCAAATAATATAACTAATACCATTGTATATTGTAATATTTTAATGGTATTATCTTTATATTGTATTTCATCATTTTCTTTATAAATTAATTCTTCTTTATTCATAATTGATGAATTAATATTAACAATTCTTTTATATAATTCATTAAATTTTTCATCATATTTTTGTATTAATTGATTTGTAATATAATTATTACTTTGTTCAGATTCTTCATATGTTTGTAATTCTGGCATTTATATATTATTAAGTAGATAATTTATTTTTTCTTAAACACAAAAAATAAGAATATTAAAACAAATATTAATAATATTAGTAATAATAATGTATTATTATTTTTATTTTCAAATCCTTCAATATTTCCACCAATTGATTTATTTATTTTTGCAGATAAGTCAATTAATTCATTCCCTTGAGTATCAATATTTTTTAAAAAACTATTAGACAATGTATTATAATTATTATTTACTGTTGATAAATATTGTGAAAAATTTTTATTATCATTTACAGACAATTGATTATTTATATTACTGTTTTGTTGTTTTAGTCTATTATATTCATTAAATGTATTTTGATAGTTTGATATATTTGGATCTCCTGTTGAACCTGTATTTAATTTATTTGAATTTGTATAATTTGTTGCATTTATTTCATTAACTGGTATACCATTTTGTGAATAAATATTATATACACATTCTGGATTTGTATCAAATACTGATGTATTATTTTCTGTAGTAAAATTAATACAACTTGATATATCTATAGATGGACTTTTTGGTGTAAAAACATTGTTTAAGTATTGATTTGAACATTTTAATTTAACATTTTCTTGTTGATCACTATTTAAATTATTGTAATCATATGATGCTTTTGGAGTAGTAACTGCATATCCTGAATAATTTCCATTTACATTATGATTTATACCAATAGGGTATTGATTATTTAGACCATATAATGTACAATTATTGCTATCTGTATTTCCACTATCATACCCTTTAAAAGTATATGATGTACAATATTGATTATTTGCACATAAATTTAAACATTCTTGCTCTCCACCAGTTGGCGATGTAGTTACTACATTATCTGAATTACTATAACTAAAATTACAATCATTGCATTTTACAAATCCATTGTATGTAGTTGATTGAAATAAATCACAAAAAATTTGATTATATAACTGATTAAAACCATTTACTAAAGTTGGTGTTGTTTTTGATGTAAAATCACTTGATGATGATTTTACAGATGCATTTGATGGATTATTTACAATTGACATTAAATTAGTTGATGTTAAAACGCTATTATACATTCTAAAATCTTCAATATTTCCTGTAAAATATGGATCACTTTCCCAGTTACTTTTTCCAATATTACAAAAATTTCTTAATAGAATATTTGGATAATATCCATCTTCATAAGTAGTAAATAATTTACCATTTAAATATATAATCCATCCATTTGTCGGACTAATAGTCCATGTAATATGGTTTCGTGTATTGTTATTCATATTTGGTATAACATTATTTTTTTGATATGCAATATTTCCTTGATATACACAAAATCCCATATAATTATTATTTATAAAAACAATTATATTATCACTATATGGACCATTTCCAAAATCAAATATTCTTGCCCAATTATTATTATTATTAGAGTTAAACCAAAAAGAGAATGATAATCCATTATTTGTTATATTTAAACTTGGAATTGATATATATTGTTTATATTGAGAATTAAATGCAATAGAACTATATTCAGAATTCACATTAGTTATAATTGCTGGTCCATTAATTAATGCTCCATCATACGATGAACCACCTGAACCTAAATTTGTAACTGTATTAGTATAAGATGAATAACCAGATGAAGAAGTTATATTATATTGTATATACAAACTCATAATATTTATAATAATATACCAGAATATTTTTTTGGTTTAAAACTTATATTATTATTATTTTCATAAAAATATTGAAAATTTCATAAAAATGTTTATGTTTTTATAAAATTAAAATTTTTCTTATAATTTTAAATTATTTTTTTCTTACTATTTTTAAATTGATATTAAACGC